TAAGTGAACCTCTGTTACCCCTTGCCCCGTATTAATTGAGTCGGCAACCAAATCTCCCCCAATAGTTATATCCCCAAACACTGTGCCTCCCGCCAGTGGGAGATGACCAACTTGAGAATAGTTATATGCTATATCCCACTGTGACTCATTTAAAGTGTGAGCAGACCATTTTCCTGTAGATGCGCCATACTTTAAAAAACTACCATCGGGAATACTGGAGAGACTAACATCCGACAGTCTTGCCAAAGCCCCTGAACTTGAAGCTGCTGCCTGCCCAGTAACACTGAAGCTGTTTGCTCTGCCTCCAGTTAGAAATGAGTCTGTTCTCGTTTTTGGCTCTATTGAAAACGATTTGGTAACATTATAATTGATTGCCATTAGCTACAGATTATTGATGATGGGCTGTAAGGATAGTACCTCTGCTCTCCATGATTATAGGTAAATACTCGTACATTATTACCAATTTTCAAGTAAAACCATTCTCCTATTGTGGTAGGTGGATTCAACACGAACGGAGATTCCACATACAAAAGACTGAGAGAGTTAATGTCTCCTCCAACAAACCTGAAATCTGAATTGCCTTGGAATGCCTGTGCGCAACTAAAAGTCTGATTTGGGAAACTGTCCGTCACCAAGTCTATAGCAGAACTTAAGTACTCCGCGTTTGTAATGGACACCGAAGGTTCAGTTGGGTTACCTGAGTCTGCAGATGAGTTAATCGATATACAGGTATACGCTTCTATGTTCATAGTACCACTTGCACCCTCATATGTTATACTTCCAACAGCTAAATTGTCCAACTCATCTCGCCTAGTCAAATCTAAGGATAGTGTGTCCAACTTTGTGATTTGAGTACTGAGATTATTGTAGGCCGTGAAAGAGTATCTTCTAACTGGAATACTTAAAAACTGACTTAGTTGATAACCTGATTGTATCTCCAACAAGTCCTCTGACTTAGTTGTTGAATCTTCATAATACCACTTGAATTGAGGAATGTTGTTTGTCGTTACGTCAACCATTTCCCCTGTAAGTGTCTTCTTGTAGGGGACATCCGTGTCTGTAACCATAAACAGCATCTCTTGCTTAAATTCTCCTGATATACTAAAATCTGATATATCGTATGTAAGATTGTAATAACTGGATTCTTTAGAGGGGTCTTCCTGACTGCCAGTTGAGGGAGATACTGTAAGTGAACAGTTATCTACAAAGAGGTCTATAAAACCTGCCGTGCCTACATATTCGGGGCAGTATATGTCCACAAATATGTTGTCACATTCTTTGGTGAATACGATGTTCTTAGACATCTCATGCCATGTATTAGGTTTCTGAGAATCTTCTTCGAGAATGAAGTTGACCACTCCTTCATCTACATTAAGTTGGGTGGCCTGCCTCCACTGAGAGGTATCCTCATCGTAGTAGAATGCAGTTCCTCCCACCATAGACCTGATTGCTGCTCTTAGGGTTATAGACTCAAAGCTGTCTTGGTCTGCGGAATTCATTGAAGGGTAGAAGCTAATACTCAACGTGCCTTGTGAGTTTTTAACATCGGGAGGTACAGATATTGATAAAGTAGTTATACCCCAATCTGTTTGGCTTAAGTCCTGTGAAGCAATCCTAGTGACTAGGTTAGTATCCAACAAGTCTGCATGAACCTCTGCCAGTGTCTTGGAAGGAATACCTATAAGTTTTAGAGACTTCTCACCATAGCCCACTGAACGTTCGTCCGTTATCAGAGTTCCTATTAATCCTTGTTGAAGCCCTCTAGATATTATGTTTATGTCCCAATTCTCTGCAGCGTTTATAGTACCTCCCGTCTCGTCTTCGAAGGAGTTGTTAAACATAATATTCCTCGGCTGACACTTATAACTCCGAATCACTTTCTTAAAAGGGGGCAGTATTCTACATTCCATACTGTTTCCTAGAGGCTCTAGCTGAGTGGGAATTGAGACAAATCTTCTTGTAGGCTCAGTCTTTAAAAACGCTCCTGTTCCTAAAGTCCAATCCGTATACTCTTTTCTAAAGTTTAACCAAGTAGATGTCTTACTTCCCCACCCGAACTTATGCGCTATGTATACCTCACCTCCGTATTGGAACATGACGCAGTTTAGAGCGTTCAAAACTGTCTCAATAGCTGACTTCAAGCTTATAGCCGAGCCGTCTGCATAGAACGCATCTGTTCTTATCTCTAATTGCGTGAGGCATGTCTGTTGAAAGTCTGTAGTCCATGCACTCCACCCCGACATGTCGTTCAGGTGAAAGTTGAGTCCAAGCCTGTATATTAACATGTCGAATAGTTCGGTTAGCACGAAAGACTTGTAGGGAGGAAATCTCTCATCCATCGTGTAATCTTCTAGGTTTCCTAGCATATCCGACACGGATATAGTGAAAGGCGCACGGTCAGGCTTAAGTAATTCCATTGATTCTGACGGTATCAAAAATCCCCTAAATTGTAGTTTATCTACAGCGTTCTCAATCCTGTGCCACTCTACATAATACTCTCTCTCTGACAGTACAATAAGGTCTCTAAAAGTCAGTCCGTTCTTCTCGTCAGTTAGAAACGTAATGTCGAAGGTAGTTGATTGTATGGGTGAATTAAACGATTCATCATCTCTTTGAGTAATTGAAAGAGGTGAGTCTGAACCAATAACTTCGATGGCTGCTCCTACATAGCCGTCCCAAAATATGTCCAATCGATTGTTTACACCTTTATCATCGTACCACTCCATGTAATACTTTCTACCATATGTACTTAGTTGGCTCATTATCCTCCGTATCGTTTAGTAAAATTCTTTGACCTATCTGAAGCAAGTACAATGTCTTTCCCACTTAATCTAGCTGAAAGAGAGTTATTTCTTCCTCCACTTGCCTTGTTGTTAGTAGTGCCGTGAGGTACTATTCTTCCTGAGTGAGAAGGAACAAACATTTCCCTACCTCTTTCTCCGACCATGTAAGGCTGTCCTGCTGACACTCTACCTCCGTTGGCTTTAGCACCAAGTTCCAGTTTAGGCAAATTCAACATTCCTTTGAGAAGTGACTTAAAGCCCCCGCCTGCTGCTCCACTGCCCATACCCCCAGTTAATATGGAGAGAAGGGCTGCTGCTGCTACTGCTGCAAGTAACTTCTTCACAATGCCCATTATAGCTTGACCCATGGCCTTCCAAATAGAGCCTCCGCTTGCTATAGCATCAAAAATACCTTCAAATGCATTAGCTATAGAAGTACCTACTATAGCGAGAGTCCTAAGATTTTCAGGACTTAGGTCGTTTCTGACTGCGTCTACAACGACTCCCAACTCGGCTTCTTTAGAGAAGGAGAACAAGCTATCTAGAATTGAGCCTTCAAAATTCTGCTTGTCCATTGCAAGCTTGGCTCTCGTCTTCTTCGAGTCTCCAAAGGAAGGTGTTTTGTACTTAAGCGCATTAACAGCTTGGGTAGCACCCCCGAACCCTTCAGATATCTCGTTAAATATAACCCTTTTTAGTCTTCCCTTGGCTATTTCATCGTTAAGATTGCCCCACGCATCTACCATGCCATCCCCAAAATCTGTGGCTACTCCCTTCAACCCTGCGTTCATATCAGCCAAAGCTTTCTTGGCATCATCAAATCTTAATGCTTTTGCTGCTAAAGCTGCTTCAGCAAGCCCTGCTATGAGTATAGTAGTACCATTGACAAGAGCCTTAATTGAAACCCACAAAGTCTTTAGTATTCCCAATAAGACTAAGAAAACCGCTCGGACATCCGAACTCATATTGTAAATCTTAATCATCCAGTTAACCCCATTTGCGAATGCCCTACCCATAGCGTTATACAGCTTAGGCATATATCCTATGATGTTTCTAACCATTTTCACAACACCTCCGCCCGTACTCTTCATAGACTCTCCGATTCGAAGGAACATAACATTCCACTCGTTTTTCATCAAGTCTACCTGCTTTGAGTATGAGTTGTTTGAATCTTCTACGGCCCTGTTGAGCGAGTTTTGGTCTGCGCCCACCTTCGCCATTATTTCAGCGTTGTACTCCCAGTTATCTCCTAGTACAGAGAGTATACCTGTAAGTCCTTTGATGTTAGGGAATAATTCTGCGGTAGCAGTAGCGTTGCCCTTCATTAACTCGTTCAACTTCATGAACACTGCTAACGCTCCTCCACTCTCACCTAGTTCTCTCAACTTGTCAAAAGAGTACCCTAGCTTAGTCATAGCTTCCTTAGACTCTTCAGCAGGGTCAATTATCTTGCCCATAATGTTCTTAAGCTGAGTAGTCACCTTAGAACTGTTTGAAGTAGTTTGAGATAGGGATGCTACAGTACCTCCAAGTTCATCGAAGCCCCAACCAAGTTGACTTGATAAATCCACAAGGTCTCCCAATACTTCAGCCATGTCCAAGGCAGGTATCTGACCGTATCTTACCGTATCCAACATTATGTTGGAAGCCTCCGCTGCTTTAATGCCTGAGGCACTATATGCCTTAAGAGTGTTGACCATGGCCTGAGCATTTGTGTTAGCATCACCCATACCAATAGCAGCCATCTTAGAAGCCTCTTCCAAAGCCTCGAATGCGTCCTGACCTTTGATACCTCCTGATTGAATAGTCCACATGGCATCGGATATCTCTACTGCGGACACACCGTACTGTTCAGATAATGCTATAAGCTTTGGACGCATCTTGTCCAACTCATCCGTACTGAGGCCTACCTGAGTAGCCATCCTTGTTATAGATTTGTCGAATCCATAAGATGCAGCAGCAGCTTTAGCAGAAGCAGCAACTAGTGCTAATGCTCCTGCGGTGAATACGCCTGTAGCTATACTGGCAAACCCTACCATGGCCTTTCCTGCGGTCTTGGAGAACGTAGAAACTCTACCCTGAGCCAACCTCAATCCTCTAGTGAATCTTGAGGAGTCTAAGGATAATAATACGTTTAATGCTGCTATTGTCGACTTACCTGCCATGCCTGTTCCATTATTTTTAGTTCTTCTACAGATATAGGTTCAAACCGCTCTGATTTAGACTCTACATCCCATGTAAGTGGGAAGAACTTTTGAATGGACGGAGTGGATTTTTTGCTGTCAGCGTATGGTAGGTAAGTGTAATACGTCTGTATCCTTCCTATTTCCCATGCAGATTTGTATGCTAACTCTGACTCTAGGCCTGCGCCATTGAGGTAGTAATGCAATTCTCTTGGAGATAACTCTAAGGCCTCAGAAATACTAATGTTTGCCTGTCCGCAAAAAAAGAAAAACCTATCCCAGTATTCCTTGGGATAGGTTTTATTAATTTCTGAGGTATCTACTTTCCCGCTTCATCGGGCTGCTCAGGTAAGAATGTTACGAACACTTCTTCCATCTTAGATAGGATACCAAAATCTTCATCTAGGAAGTCCTCAAACTTTTCGAAGCTTTCAAACTTGCACTCCTGCTCTAGTCCCTTGTACCCGCTACATACCGCTAGGTAGTGAAGGTAGGCGATGTTCTCTAAGCCCATCGTTGTGAACTGTTCAGGACTAAAAGACTTCTCTTCTTGAAACTGCTTGAATACCCTATACGATACTCTATAAGGAATTGACTCCTTACCTGCTTTGATTGTTTTTACCATGGTCGTGGTTTAAATGTAAATAGCGGGAACTGCTCCCGCTAATTTCTTATGGTGCTACAGTACCTTCAACAACTTCACCAGTACCTTGAATCTCAGCACTCACTGAAGGTACTTCGTTCTTACTAGGTGAAAATGAGACTGAACTGAAAAGGCCTGTACCTGATAGAAACTTTGAATTTGCTGCAACTGCTCCTAACTGGAATGTGTGCGAAGTGCCTGCCTTACATTTTTCAATGATAGTGAACACTGACCAATCTCCTGTAGGGTCGTGAAGACCTTCTACTGAAAATGTAAAACCTGTCTCACCCGCGATGTAAGTCTTGACGGGATTTCCACTAGCGTCTACAGAGTCTTTTTGAGTTGTCTCAATCATGTCCGCAGACATACTGAATTCAGAAGATACCTCTCCAACTAACGACTTAAGAGTCCCGCCATCGTCAACTCTCAATAAAATTTTACTACCTGATTCAACCATTGTCCTTTATTTTAATCTCTTTTTTCGTCCTTCTTACGGGTTCTACTACCTTATGTTTAAAGTAGTGGTCAAACATACCTACAGGTATCTTAATCTTATCCCCTACTACTGTATTAGATACATAGGGAGCGTTTATTGACCTCAATACAATAACTGTTCGGAACTTAATTTTTTGTGGCTTGCTTGAAATGGTTAGACGTTCAATGTCTTCCATGTTTTCAGCCCTGTTTTCATAATCATCTATCGATTCCATACTGATGTAAATATTATTGATTTAAAATATAACCCTGTAGTCTTATCCCGCTCTTCCTCTGCCCTCATTAGGTCTATGCTTCTAATGTCACACCCTTCTATAGTACCGCTGTACTTATCCATAAGGTCTATGAGCCTAAAGCCAATTGTGTTCATTTCTAGGTAGCTATCACTAGCTATCATAAATGCCATCTCTGAAGTATAGCCTACACTCTCGGTCTTCGTAAACTGAGGGTCATCGTCTACAGCATAAGTCATCATAGGCACTTTCTTGACAGTGTCTGTCCACAAAGGAGAAATGTCCACCCCCATGGAAGCAAGTTCTGCGTCAGAACTAAGTATTGAGTATATTGCCTTTGATATCATTATATTCTGTTTCTTAAGGAAGCACCTGATTTCCCCCCAAGCCAAGCATTTTTCTTAGCATGTTTTGCCACTGCCTTTGACAGTTCTGCTTTCCATATCCTAATTGTAGTTCCTTTGTTCTTTTTGAAAGCTTTCATCAAGAATGGGTTGGCCTCAGGCCTAACAACAAACGGAGTGAATATAACAGTCCCATCTGCAAGTGCTATAGGTATAGGCTTCCCATTTTTAGATTTTCTCTTCTCACCTCCTTTTGAGTTGTGTAGAATGTTAGATAGAGGCCCTCCGACAACCCAAGCACCTCCCCTATATTTCTTCTTACCTCTCCTAACTCGGATAAGGTTTATAGTCTTCTTTTTTCTAGGAGGTAGTTTATCCTTCCTACCACTGTTCAGGGTGCTTACCCTCTCCTGAAATTTAGCTAGTGGTTGTCTCGCTTTACCATCTCGTCCTACTCCTGAAGAGTGTTTCAAACTGGACTTTACTTCCTCTCTTGCAGTTCTTCTGATTGGCAGTGCTGCCTTGGCTGAGGCTTGCGCATATATCGTTTTTCGCTTACTATCAGAACTTAGCAGTTGTAGGTATCTCCTTGCTTCTTTGTCTCCAATAATGACTACTTTCTTGCTCCGCACGATATTTTTATTGTAAATGTTTGCATAAGTAGAATTTTTACATCTACCTAATACACAACGTTGGTTCAACTGGGGGGTGTCTACAGTATACTCTGTAGACGCAATAACCAAACGTTTTAAATTCGATTATAAGTGCAATTTCAGGCTAAAAATTGTACTATTCTTATTAAAATACCAACGCTCACGCAATATCTATAGGTTTATCAGTCATGCTTTGAACGGACAACTGCAGCAGACCTCTGTCACTAGCTGCCCTTCTAACGGCCTGTATCTTGTAGTTATTTCCTAAATCGTCAATTAGAAACATCCCATTTGATATCCCTATTTCGAAGTGGCAGTACACATACTCAGACACTATCGGGTTATCCCTGTTCGCTGACATGGTGGATGTCATATTCCTTATAGTATGCTGCCCATAAAAGGATGTTACAAGATTGTACGTTGTGGACGTTTGTCCTACAGCGTCCTTACCTTCTACCTTGTCGTACACTTGGTACAATGTGTCTAGCTTACCTATATTCATCGCTAAAACCTCCAGTAAACGTGTGGCTGAATCATAAACTCTATACCGTATGGAATCTTCTCTACGACACTAGCTTTCTCTGATTGCCTGTTGGCAAACAATGTGCCTATAAGCATTAAGGCTGCTCCACGTAGTGCGCTAGGCAACGTGACTTCACTATGCCCTGCCGAGAAGTTGATGTTTACCTCATAAAATGATACATATTCTGAAAACTGTATAGACTCAGAACTTGTAAAATAGTCAACCCCTTGCTCTAAAGTTCTTAGCGTGTCCAACCTCGTGTCTTTAACTTGTATAAGGCTGACCCCCGTCACTGGAGTAACTGGGTAGTAGATAGCATCTCCCTCAAAATCAGTAAGGCTTCCAACGAAAGTAGTGTTGGAGAAGACTTGGTTAGTCCTAGCCATAATTACATCCTCTGCTATATTAATCATTCCACTAATCAAAGTGTCCTGCGAGGTGTTTAGGATATTTAACTGGGACTTGGCCTCGTCTAAGGTTATTATTCTTGAGGGGGATGATGTTCTACTATATACCACTTACTCTTCTTCTTTAGGGAGCAACGTTGATGCTAGTGCATCAAACACTTCGATAACTGTTTTTGACTCTCTGAGGGAGTACGCTCCCGCTGAGTTTGCTTTCTCTAGTGCCTTGTAAATCAACTCTACACCTTGCTCAATAGACAGTTGCTGTTCGTTGTTCTCACTGTTAGACTCCACTACTTCAGCGTCCTGTACGGGTACATTTTTCGCTACTCTTCCCTGCATTTTTACGTTTTTCATAATTGATGGTTTAACTATATAGGCGGGTGGGTCAATTTTTTTGACTAGTACTCTTGCACAACTGTATGACCTTTTCCACTGTATTTTTAGAGAATACTTTTGATAATCTTAGCAGCCACAAGGAACTAGCATTATGGTCTCCTCCACTTATTTCCTTGGGCTTCTCCACTTCCACAATTTTTCTGAGAACTTCGGTAGGAAACACAATGGTAGCATAATGCTCTCCATCCACCATTAAGTTCTGTACCCAATAGTCCGCTTCTGTTTTCTGAAGACCTGAAGGGTTACCATAGCTTGACCTTTCTATACATATGTTGCCCGACACCGCCCAACGTCCTTGCTCGGACTTAACCTCCACTGTGCCGGCTGTTATTATCTCCAAAAACATTCTCTCACCATCGTTGCCTATGCTGAGGTCAAGGTCAAATTTGCTCCTATTACTTTTACTGGGTTTAACTTTGTCGTATTTCATATCAGGTATTAAACAAAAAAAGAGGGCTGCACTTCTGTAGCCCTCTATAAATTTATATTACTGTCCGCTCTGCGAACCTCTTGATTACGGTCTAGTTACCAAGCCTTTATAACCTTTAGCAGGTCTCAAGTTCTTGATATCGAAGAATGCATTTACATGCAACTTAGTTTTCGCTTCGTTTGCTCCTGTGTAAGGGTCAGCGATTAAGCTAAGACCTCCCCATGAACCTACTGCGATTGTGCTAGGGTCGATAGCGAAGATGTCCGAATCGTTTGTTCCTGTACCTTTGATGTCCGAAACTTTGTTCGAAGCGTAGAAAGCATTTCCTGTAGCCAATCTCTCACCTTGTAAGAGTGGTGCGCCTGTACCTTGGTCGTTTAGGTAAGTTGCCATCAATTCAGTCATCACCTTTGCAGATGAAACTACTGACAAGCCTTCCAAGTTTCCTGTAAATCCTTTTTCAAGAATTTCAAGTAACATTGCGTAAGACACTGCACCATCTGTGATAGTACCTGTCACATCAATAAGACCTTCAAGTCCCGTAGCACCATTGATGAACGTGTCATCTAATTTCTGCTCGAATGCGGCAGATATTTGGCTCATTAGGATTCTGTCAATCGATGGATTGCTTTGGATAAGCAACTGAGACGAGTAAGCTGCAGATACTGCAAGTCTTTTAGGAGACATTGTCTTCTGACCGAAAGCAGCTTTTTGCGTTTCAACAGCAGCAACCTCTGTTTCCCAAGATGCAGATACAACTCCAGTTTCTTCAGGCATCTCAATGTTGCCCTTCAAACCATTCATTCTCTGTACTCCCATTCTACCAAGGATAGTTTTGTCGTACAGGTTAGGAATAAACCCTTGTTTATCCGTGCCTACAAGGAAACCACCGTCAGCATCGGATACTGTCGCTGTGTTTTGTGCGTCCGCTCGTAGAGCCATTTCAGGGATGTAGATTCCGTTACCACCAACTGCAATGTTACTTGCAGAAGCTTCTCTACGGCCTTCCTCATCTAATTCTTTGTACAAGCCAGTAAGCTTGCCTGCTTGCGCTTGTCTAACAGCTTCAGAAAAGCTGAATCTGTCTGCCACTTTATCCTCAGGAGTCTTAGCAGGCTCAGGAGACTTTGCGTTTCTTTTCGCAATTTTTTCCTCTTTTTCTGCTCTCTCAATCTGAGTGTCAAGCTTGTTTACCTCTGCCTCAATGGCATCAAATCTCACCTCTTCGTCTGCAGTGTAAGCTTTGTCTGCTCTTGTTTCTTTACCTTGAATCAAGGCATTCAACTCAACAAGTTTGCCTGCGCGAAGTTCTTTTAATTCTAAAATATTCATTTTTCTGTTTTTAAGATTAAGTACCTCGCCTTGTCATCAATGTTAAGAGGTGTCTTTATATCTCTAGATTCCTCCTCGTCCTTTTTTGACTCTTTTGCAAGTTTTTCTTCAAATTCTTTTAATGAATCCAACGTTCTTTGTGACGCTATTGAGGAGGTGTCATCGTATGCAGGTCTGTGGACAGGTGCAATGTCCCCTAATACTTCAATGTCAGTAACAGTTCGGACGTTTACTTCGCCCTCGCGTCTCCAAACATCTCCGCCTTCCCTAACCATGAATGCAAAAGATGATTTGGAAATTAATCCTCTTTTTGTGTCGCGATACAATTGCATGTCTCTAGGTGAATCGGGGTCTAGTACCGCCCTGTAGAACAGCCCAGTTTCATCAACGGTCAAAGTTAGGTTAACCCCTGTTCTTGCGAACACATTACCCATATCCGAACCGTGATTTACTCTTCCTAGCACATCCGACATGTCGGTAGATTCCAACGCTCTGTCAGATATCTCCTCCACAAAGTGTCCTCCTATTGGGTTGGAGCGAGTGTTAAACTTAAGAGCGTAGCCTTCAAGAATATGTGTTCCGTCAACCTCAAACGCTCTCTGCTCCTCTGTAGTTATGTATCTCTTCTCCATAATAAAATTATGATTTAGTGTAACCTGCTCCTTGAGCGACCAATGTGTCGATTGCTGACAGGGTCAACGTTTCACCTGCGGGAAGTAGTAATCCTCTCACTGTGTGTTGCGAGTGGCGCATTACATGTTCTGCGTTTTCGTCCTCCACTACGCTGTAGACAACATCAAATTGTGTTCCTTCCTCTAAAAACTGGAGGTTTGAAACGTTTACGAATTCTAATTTAAACTTCTTGTACATTTTAGTATGTTATGGTTACTCAACTATATCTTTACCGTCTTCTTCTATAGGGTCTTCGCTATCTATTTTTTCCCCTTTGTCATAAAAGGATTCAATTTTATCTGCGGGGGCTAGGTTGCTCATGATATACGTCTTGTCCATGGCAGGCTCACCCATCTTAGGCTCGTCTCCCTCTGCTACCCTGATTTCGTTCGGAGTGATAGAACCTACAGAGAATCTGTCCTGTAAGTACTTCATTCTTGTCTCCATGTCGACTCTAAACAGCGGTCTAACGTCTCCTGTTATGGTTTTACCCTTCATAATAGACTTTTTAGTGAGCAGCTTTCTCGTCAACTCTTTTTCAATCATGTCAATCTTAGGAGAAATAGCCCTTTTGTAGAAATCTAAGTCTGCAGTTTCCGCTGTATTGTAATTGTAATCTGAGTAGTCCATCAGTATTGGTGTTGGAACACCTAGAATTCTAGCTACTTCTTGTATCTGAAACTTCCTATTTTCAAGGAATTTTGCTTGGTCAGGAGTGATTTGAATAGGTTTTACGTCCATTCCCTCCTCTAAGATTACTGTAGCGTCTCCATCCGCTCCTCCATACCTTCCTGCCCATGAAGCTCTAAGTCTATTGGCCTGAGACTCGTCTAAAACTCCATCAGTAGTCAAAACTACAGATATGTTCCCATTCTTCTCGTAAATATTGTTGGCATACCTTTCCGAGTTAGAACTCAGTTGGATTGTGTTTGCGTATTGTACTAGGGGGTCGTTACCTAGCATATCAACGTCTGAGCCGTTGATTTTTAAGTGTATTACGTCTCTGTCAGGTACTGCAGACTCAATATTGTCCTCAAATAACCAAAAAAGTTGGTTGTTAGGCTCAGTTTTTGTACCTACGTTGGCTAATAAAGCCTGAGGACGCTGATTTCTTCTTAGTATCTCCAAGGACTTTGGAGTACCATTGGAATCTCTGTTGATTTTTATGAAGCAATTTCCTGTGTACAGGATTATCTCTGTAGACATTCTCCAAAAGTCGAAAGCATTTTGGTAGTTATTTGGGGCTACATTTAGTAGATAGTCAATTTCGCCTGCTACACGATAGCTGTAGCCATCTGTTTTCTTAAACTCCTCAAACCGTACCTGAGCCACAGCCTCCGCTATAGCTTGAACTCCTCTACTGTACGAGGTAAGAGCCATAGCCCCGCTAGAGGATGCTCCTGTGAAAGCGTGTAAGAGGGAACTGTAGTTTACAACTTCTTTTAAGTCTTTACTTCCGCTATTTAATATGTTTTTTACTCTGCTCCAATCTACTGCCATAACTGTGGATATGTTCTTGTT